CAAGATCATTCACTGTGGTTGCAACAGATACAGGGTTTGAGAGAAAGTATTCTGAAGTAGTTCAGAAAGGGTCTGATAGGGCAGGCAGGTACCGAGGAGGTGAAGACAGATCAGATCGTGATGACTTCATAGAAGCTGGCATGGAGTATGATCCAGTTAAGTCTTTCGTAGGTCCTATGCCGATTAAGCAAGGTACTGATGCATGGAAAGCACAACGTAAAGGTAACATCACTGCATCTGTAATTGGCCGCACTACTGAGGAGCTGGCTATAAACTTAGCCAACGAGCGCCTTGGTAATTCTGAGGAGTTCCTATCTTCTGGACATGTAAAAGAAGGTAACTTATACGAGGACAATGTAGGCAGAAGCTTCATGCACGAGCATGGGGAAAGACTTGGCCTAACAATGAAAGAAGCCTTCTTTGAAACTAATGCAGCCTTGCCTGGCTTCGGAGTATCTCCAGATGCTAACCTGTACGATAAGGATGGTAAACGATCTCTATTGGAGCTGAAGTATCTGGCCTCTGATGGTACGATGGATAAGTCAATGAAGACTTACAAGGAGCAGTTGCAACTTCAAATGGCTGTAACAGGAGCTAAGGAAGCACACTTTTACAGACAGAACAAACGCACTGGTGAGAGCGCCTATGATTTAGTCAAGGCTGATCCAGAACTACAGGCAGAGCTAATCAAGCGTGGTCAGGACGCACATGAACTTGCCTCTACACTTGACGCTATAGGAGTGGATGATTTGAAAAAGAAACTCGCAAGTAGAAAGGATAGAGCTGCTGATAAAGAAGCTGGTCCTGCTACTGTAATGAAGACTGAAGAAAAGGCACAGGCTGCTAAAGCTACTGTCATGGATCTAAGCAAGGCTGCAACTAATGTACTGTCCGATGCTATTTCAAATGCAAATGGTCCTGTATCAGGTGACGGCTCAGGAGTTACTTCTATATCCAAGAAGGAATTCGGAGAACGCTTAGAGCGAGAAAAGAATATTGCCAACATGAAAACCTATACCGAAAATGTTGTTGGTATGAAGATGGCTCAAGATGCGGAAGATGCGGAACAGGCCAATGAAGCTGCTAAGGATGCTGCTAAGGCTAATAAGGATATGGCCAGGGCCTCTAAAGAAGCTTCAGCAAACTTAAAGAGGTTCGGATCATCTTTACTTCAGGTTGCTGGTGCTGTTGCAGGAGTCGCACTAGAAGGTAATGACACTGAGATGGCAACTCAACGGATTGCTTCTGAGACTGGTATGGATGCACAGCGTACAGAAGGAATGCGTAGGATGCTTGCTGAGGGTGGGGTTAAATATGAAGATACTGCGGGTATAATGCAGCAATTTGGTAGTCTATCTGGTGAGGCAGCAAGCTTTGACACATCCCCTATGCTACTCCGCATTAACGATAGGATGGGAAAGTACGGATCATTGCATGGCCTGCCAAAGCTCACCCACTCTGATGTCTATAATAAGTCTGGTGAAGCGCTTGCTGAGATGATTACTAAAAGAACTAACCAGCTTGAGAGTCCTGAGGCAAGACGAGACTACCTAAGAGGGTGGGGGCTAAGCAAGATGGCTCCTGCATTTGATAGAGATAATCCTAATAGGATAACTGCCGAGGGCATGTCCAATGTAATAGGGGACATTGACCCAACGGAAAGATTCAGTATTAACTCAGCTATTGAGTCAGCTGCTGATGTAGTACGCCAAGGAAAGGAAGGTTTCTCTTCATTCCTTGGAGAGACAGGTAACTCTCTTGCTAAGTACACCACTGATGCTATTGTGCCAGGTGCTGCGATTGCAGGAGGAGTAGTTACAGCCGTAGGAGGAGGTAAGCTTGCTGTCAAGGCCCTTAAAGCTGGAGGACCTCGCTCTGTTGCTTTAGGCAATACCTTAGGTAAAGCTGGGTCTGTCTTAGGTAAAGGAATAGTCAGGGGAGGAGGTGCTGGATTGGCTATCGCTGGAACTAGGGCGGTTACTGGAGTGGAAGACGATGGAGGCATAGCAGACTCTCTTATGGATATTGGAGAGTTCACAGCAATGGGAGCCGCTGTAGGCTCAATGGTTACTCCTGGACTAGGTACAGCAATAGGTGCCGGTGTTGGTGCCGTTATAGGTGCAGGTAATGAAATATACGAATGGGCCTCACAGCCATCGCCTGATACTATACCAAGCACTAGCTTAGGAGTAGCCTCACCTCAGTCCTCATCAAACGCTGGAGCAAGCCTAAACAGTAACGTAACTGTGAATGTTGAGGTATCTCCCGATGGAGTACAAACTACCGTAAATGACAATGGTAATGAGTACATCGACACAAGCACAACCTACAGCCAAGACTAGGAGGCCGTATGACTATTAAAAGATTTGGCCAAGCAGTTAAGTTGGAAGTGTTTGGCCCGGATAGAGAGACAGTATTATTTGACTCAGATGGGTTGAGAGTAGACTTTGACATTGTAAACATTCCAGGTTTTTCAAGAGCCACTTTCAAAGTATGGAACATGGATGAGAAAATGATTAAGCAAGTACAGCATGGTGAGCGCTATTGCAGGCTCACCTGTACTTTGCATGATGATGCTCCCATGGTAATAGCGGATGGGTTCTACATCTCGAATGCTTATGAGCAGACTATAGTACCAGATAGTGTGACAAATATCTTCGGGTACTCTGCCCTAAGAAAGGACTTCCTTAACAAGCAGATTAAGCTAACTGTTAAGGATCCTTCACTTAGGAATATAATGACTCAAATATCTCAAGAAATTAAATCTAGACCTGATAATAAGTTCAGGGGTAAGGTTATATACAGAAACTTCCCTGGAGCTGACCTGGACTATATACCTCCTAGAACTTATAAATCTAGGACAGGGTCAGTAGAGGGACTTCTTGAAAATATAAGCAAACCTAGATTTAAGTACTTTACGATAGGTGAAGATATTATTTTAATGTACCAGCCTACTGCCGACAACCTTGACCAAACTGATCTAGCAACCCGAAAGGATACAATAGAAATAGATCCTAACAACCTAAGCTCAGCCCCTAAGATTGGGCCTGGTCAGTTAGTCCTTGAATGTAATTTAGACTCAGGAATCTACCCTACATCTATTTTAGATATTTCTAATATAGTGACAGCAGTAGTAGATGCCGAGGATAAGACCTTACAATTAGCTCCTAAGTATTTAAAAGAGGCAATAGCAGGGTTTACTAAATACCAAGCACTTACTGTACAACATCGTGGATCAAACTTCACTAGACAGTGGGATACCATTGTAACAGCGTCTAGCCCTACTAAGGGCAAAGACTCACCAATAAGAGGATGGAATGTGTAATGGCTAAACCAACACCATGCCGCATAACCTTCACAGATGCAGACACTGGGATCGAGCAACAAATTCGGTTCCATGCTGTGATGGTAGAGCAACACGCAGCAAAGAGCGTCATTACCAAGTTCCCGGTCATGACAGGCTATGAGGTATCTCGTAATGCTATTAAAAAGAATAGGGAGTTTACTGTAACGGCTGTGATTAGTAATACAGTACTGGAAGATGCCAACAACTCTGATGTAATGACAGGGGATACTAGCAAAACCATGCATGAAGCTTGTTCTGCATTAGTGGACAACGCACAGGTATGCCAAGTAGTCTCCAACCTTGGAAACTACGCCCCGGTAGTATTTAATAGCTATACAACTAAGACTGACAAAGATTGGTCCAATGCTATAATGATAATCCTAAAGGGAGAGCAGCTTCAGGTAAAAGGTAATTTGAACAAGACTGCACCTACTAAGTTGGCATTTAAAGTATTATCAGATGCTGAGGCAGAGGTCCGTAGAGATGAACTGTACGCACAAGGTTATGATATTAGTTTAGAAACATCCTTGCATGAGTGTACTATGCCTCTCGGTACTGACTTTGTAGTAGAGAACCATACTGAGCAAGGTGTTTCTAAGAAGACCACCTTCATAAATACTGGACAGGACAACACCACAGATGCGTATAATTACCAAGTGCATCGGGAGCTTGATACTGTAGCAGGAGATAGTGGACAGACAGAGCAAGGGGAGCTAACCAGATCTATTTACGGATCTTACTTCGAGGATATCTATATCTCTGATGTGGGAGGTCCCTTAGATACAGAAGGTACAAGCAACTTCATAGTAGCCCCTAGTGCCGACTCAGCCACTAGTACTAGTCCTGACAGCTTTCAAGATCTGCCCTCCGCTGATGATGTAGTGGGATCTGCTTCTAAGAAGTCCAGTAACCCTATAACTACTATTACTAAAGTAGTCCCTAACGAGGATGCTATTGAGTCAGGTAACGTACTATGATAAGCCCTGACAGATATTGCTATAACCTACCTGGCCGAATCGTAGAGTACTTTCCAGACACTCAGACAGCTACTGTTAAGATCTGTGTGGAGAAGACTTACGGTGATACTGAGGTAGAGGCCAGTAAGGTAACTCGTGAGGACTTGAGAGATGTTCCAGTACATACCCCTGGTGGTGGTGGATGGCATGTAACCTTTCCTATAAAAGAAGGAGATACTTGTCAACTAACCTTTAGCCAGATCGGATATGACTACTGGCTGTTCAATGACAAGGATGAGTCAGGCACCCTCTCAGGGCTCCCTAAACCTCATCTGTACCGTCAATTCTCTGAAGAGGATGGATATGCCTTAGTAGGATATAACACGCTACCACGGGCCGTACAGGACTACTCAGAGGTACATAGTCAATGGAGGAACGAAGATGCCTCACAGAAGATCAGTCTAAATGAGGATCTGTCCATAGACATCAAAGCCGGTACTACTACCATAAACATTACTAAGGATGGTACAATAGCCATAGCAGCCCCTCTAGTGACCGTGACAGGAGATCTGACAGTAGATGGTACTATCACATCAAATACATCTGTCGTGTCTCCTAGCATGGTTACAGGCGGTAAGGAGCTTACTAACCACAATCATCCGGCTGGCACACCTCCAGGAACCACAGGAGCTAATAATTAATGGCTAACCTAGCACTAGACAAAGCCACCAACGATTTGATCAAACCCTCCCAAGGCCAGTCCAGAGTCTCCGAAGGTCGTTACACTGTCCAGCAGTGTCGATCTCGGTTACAGGTCTGGCTAGGTGAGTGGCAACTTGATACAAATCAAGGGTGGATCAACTACGATGACTTTGGCAAGAACTTTGACCAATTCGATATTGAGACACGGGCCCGTCAAGTGATACTTGGAACTAAGGGAGTCCAATCTATTGACTCAATGGATGTAGCCTACAGTAATCGCAATCTATCTATAACCTTCACCGCCACTACTATATATGGCGAGATTTCAACCACTGTCCCTTGGGGCATTTAAGGAGGCCATATGGCTGGCTTAACAGACGAAGGCTTCACAGCCGATACCTTGAGTGAGATACAGGCACGTATCGAGGGCAGGTTAAAAGTATACGATCCAGAGATAGATTTGGATCCAGCATCACCTGACGGGCAGAATGTATCTATCTTTTCTTTTGAGGTAGCTACCTTGTGGCAACAGTTAGGGATGGTATACAACAGCTATAACCCGGACATTGCATCTGGTAAAGGACTTAGAAATGTGGGACTGTTAACAGGCATTCCCTTTGGCTCTGCAAGTAGATCTTCTGTAAACCTTGCATTAGGAGGTACAGGAGGTACAGTAATCCCAAAAGGGTCTATAGTTGCTGACCAGGATGGTAATGAGTACAGTACTTCCTTTGCAGTTACATTGCCAGGGTCTACTGAGTGCGTGGCATTGCAAGCTGGACCTATTCCAGTAACCGCAGCCAATACCTATACAATCAAGACAGTTGTACCAGGGTGGACAACGGCCACTCAGTCAGTTGATGGAACCTTGGGAGGTATAGCACAAACTCCCCAGCAGTACCGCAACCTTCGCAACCGTACAGTAATGAGGAACTCTTCATCTGTCGCAGACGTTGTCGCTTCGCGCCTCTACGAACTAGGACTTGAACAGGCCTCAGTTGTTAATAACGATTCTTCAGTAGATACCTTACCAGATGGAACTCCTCCTAATAACCTGCACATAACCTTAGGAGAGTATTCAGGAGTAACTCAAGAACAAATAGCCCTCACCATCCTAGAAGCAAAAGGACTAGCCTGCCCTACATGGTCAGTTGGTAAAGATGCAAGCAACGGTGGTACATGGAAGGAAGTAGAAGACAATCAAGGAGTAACTCACAGAATCTACTTTGATGAAGCACAGCCTGTAGAAATTCATGTAGGTATGAGTATTACATTCCTGGACGAGGACTATGCAGGGGCTGTGGAGCAAATCAAACAAGCTGTAGCAGACGACATTAACTCTTACCTTACTGGTGAGGACGTTGACTGGTCTAGGCTGTTCGGAGTAATAACACAGTTCGGAAAGGCCTCGATAGATATTGCTACCTTCGTACCTCAGTTATTTATTAGTAATACAGCAACACTGCCCACTACCCCAGGCAATGTCTCTATTAATTCTTTTGAGTACGCTACTTGTTCTGTAGGTGACATTGATATAACTGTGAGTAACTGATATGAATAGTATGTATTTCACGCCTCAGGCAATACCTAAGGTAGAGGAAGATCTAATACCTCCTGAAGCTACTAAAGGCACTGATATTATGGAATCACTATTGCTTCAGCAGTATCAGAATAGTCCTAACTTGAAACAGTACATGGGGGCCTTTATAGCAGAACTGGACATACTCTTTGAAGAAACTAATAAGGTATACCTTGGCAGGTTTCTTGAGTATGCTACAGGCGCACAACTAGATGTCATAGGTATCATACTAGGGCAATCAAGATCTGTAGAACTTCCTACTTCCTGGTTCGGGTTTAAGAAGCCTGATGGCTCTAACCCAGCCGGAGCAGACCAGATGGCTGATGAAGCTACTCCTGCTGAGGGTGGTAGGTTTAGGGGCGAGGGTAGTGAAAACTTTACTACTACTCCTTTAGACGACTTCACATATAGAAAAGTACTAC